GCCCGTAGGCGTCAAAGAATGGCTGCCAGCGGAATTTGGCTGCCTCGATGAGCGGGAGATTGAGCCAGACCGGAAGATTGTCGTACTGGTCCTCCGGCTCCTCGTTCTCAGCCGATACCCAGAGAATCTTGAGCATTGGGTCGTCACCGACGATGTTCCCATTGCGGTCCTCTTTCTCGGCCGTACGAGTCCACCACATCTTCTTGAGGTACCCGCCTAGCTCCGTCCCGATTGGCGGGACTTCGCCTTCATAGTCGCCTCCGTAGTCCTCGGTGGAATACTCAGCGGATTCCAGAGCCTCAGCATCGAGGTCTTGTACATCTTCCGTACGGAGCTTAGGCATCTGCCTTTGCCTTTCTTTCGTGCGTATGGTCTAGTCGGGATTGATGGAGACGATGGTCTGCCTCGTGTTCTCCTTTCGTGATGAACCGCAGAAACGAATGCCGCTTCGCGATATGCTTACCTAGCCACTCGCCTGACTGTCCGTCTGGACTGACTAGTACGTCGTGACTTTTCCTTGACCCTTTCGATGTCATCGATCATTCTCGCCATTGCCGTGTAGTCTCCGGATTCGACATCGCGCGAGAAGCCAAGAGCATCGTAACGGTCCTTGGCCCACCACGGAGGATAAGGCTGGAATAGGGCACGCCGGATAATAGCATCCCCCGTGGCCTCCTCCTCTCGCGATTCGCGCGATACGGAGTAGTATATTCCAACTCCGGCCTGACCGGAACAGTAGTCTGATATCTCGCCTTTCTTACCGAGGAGTAGCGGGATGACGCGGCTCTCGCCTTCCGCGTCCTCTACCGTCATTGACTGAGTAATGAAGATAGAATTGAAGCGGGCATTGATGATAGTATCATACCACCGCTTGAATCCGTTCTGGTACTTCTGGTGTTCCCGGACATCAGGGATGTCGAGATCACGATGAGGGTTCTTAGCATTGACCTTCGCGAGGATCCAGCGCATGTAAAGCTCTTGCATTTTCGTGCCAGAGTCACATACTAGCCAGTCACGGTCGCCTAGCTCATTAACGGCCTTCCGGACTCCGGCGACGGCGTGCTCCCAGGTAGGAGCCGGCCATAGACGGGCCTGGGAGCCGGTGACCTTGGCCGAGACGGCACCCTCTAGCTCTGTAGAGAGGAACACGATATTGTCTACGTAGCTACTCGCGTACGCTCCTCCGGCGAGCACGGTCTTGCCGTGTCCGGATGGTCCGTGAATAAGGATATTGGTAGCCGGATTAAAGGAAGCTAGCTGGACTTCCTCTATTTCTACGGTTGCCTCAATCATAGAGGCCGGAGAATCGCCATCCTCTACCGTCCGTCGCCTCACGGCCCGTGCCGGACGTAGGGCTCCTGGGCCTGCTTTCCTAGGCGGCATTATGTCCTCCCGCTGATTTCCGGTAATTCTTGTATGGGTCAGCCTGAATGAAGTTATGCTTTAGGACGGACTTGTAGGATTTACTTCCATGCTCATGGAGAGTACACGGTCCCCAGAACGGGCACATTCGCGGGCAATCTCTTGTTGGAGTCTTGGTTAGAGGAATGGTACCGTCGCGAACGGCATTCATGACGGCAACCTCATCGGCTATCCGCTTGAGCTGGGTTACCTGCTCCGGAGGAGTACGCTCGATAGGATTGGGACGAACGAACATATCAGGAGACTGGCGCTTAGATACGGAGCCGTCCTTGTTGAGGTAATGGCCTTCCTCATCCTGCTCTCTCTGGTCTGGCTTCGCCTTCCGGAGAAAGTTGTACTGGATGCCGGCTATCTCCTCGCCTTCCCTCAGGGTACCGTTAGCACGGAGAAGATGACTCGCCACGGCCCAGTAGGAACCTCCCTGATCGTCTAGTTCTAGGTAGGCCGTATCAACCTGGGAAGCCGTCTTGTGCTCTAGGAGGTATATCTTGCCATCCAGGAGATTGCGGAACACGCCATCCCAGTGGGACTCAAAGACCACTATTGGCTGGTCCTTTCGCCTAATCGTTATGGCAAAAGGCTGCTCTATTGCAATGATAGACCATTGCGGGTCAGTCCCGTAATGGTCTACGTATCCCTCAAGCATTGCGATGCCTAGCTCACGAGCATCCTCCCAGATGGGCTCGTCATAGTCCTCGCCTAGGTAGGTCCGGAGCGAGAGCGTCTCATCGCCATACCAGTCCTCAAAGGTGTCGGCCGGATGCGGGCCTCTCCGCGTACCCTTGAGGTACCATTTCGCCAGAGCCTCGTGAATGCCGATACCGAACCAGAGGCTGTCGGGCCGTACGCCCCTCGGCCGGTAGCCCATACGGTACTCTTGCCACCACCTCCACGCACAGCGCTTAAAGACTGCGCGCTCACTCGTCCGGAGGACGGGAAGATCAACGGTCGTCATTCCCCTGCCTCTCTATGGTCCTTGTCGTGCTCTACGATGCGGTAGAGCGGCACTATCATTGAGCACGTCTCGCAGATAATGCAGCTAAGCTCTCCGGACGGAGCATGTTTTAGCGCTACCTCTTCCGGCATGATTACCGATACCTTAAGGATTACGTTAGCCATTTCTCTTCCTTCCGCACCGTCTAAGGCCGTTGCCGACTTGTAATCCGCGTACGGGCTCGCCTTTCTCTGGGCCTGTGGGAGCAGGCCCGGCCAGGTTCCGTTCCGGGGGAGCGTGGGTAGGGACGGATTACTGGCCGGGCCTGCCGTCTAAAAGGTGGCAGCCGGCGATTCCTCTTCTGAGGATGCGGCACGCTTCCGGCGTGCCGGGCCGGGAGCCTTACCGTTACCGCTACGCGGGCTCCTACGGGCCGTAGCGGGCTTCGCCGGAGCCGTCCGGGCTCCGCGTCCGCGAGCGGGCTTCTCGGGCTCCTCGGGCTCCTCGGGCTCGCTCGCTGCCTCGCGCTCCGCGCGTCGTGCTTCACGCCGTTCCACGTTGAAGTCGGACTTCTGGAAGTGGCTGTAGAGCTGGATGCCGAGCATGATCAGGCGATCAGAGGGAATCTCATCGAGATTCCCGACGTTCGCCTCCATCCACTCGACATAGTCGAGCATGGTCGGACTCGGGTTCTTGTCGAGGTACTTCTGGAAGTCAACCTCGCCATTCTCCTCCGGGACTTCCGCCTCCGGCTCTGCAGCCTTGGTCGTAGTCCTACGCTTGGGAGGCATTGCCATCCCTGCCTTTCTTTTGGTGATCCGGGCTTTCCCGGATGAGAACTTACTAGGCACATCTTGAGTATACTCGGTCTCAGTCCTCTTTACTACCCTTTCACTCGTAGATTTACCGGAATGTACCTCAAAGGTAAAGAGAGCATTCTGCCCACGGTCGCGCATCTCCTCACGCATGTAAATACGGAGGAGCCCGCGTCCTCGGTCTGGGGTGTCAAACGCTTCCGCGTTAAGGCCGTGCTCCCAGGCGATGTTCAGGATGCGCCTCGCTCGCGCTTCCGTAAAGCCGAAGCGCTCCTGGAGAACCTTGAGCGCTCCGTTACCGTGGATGCCGTAGGTCTCCATTAGTCCTCATCTTTCCGTTTCCGGACGAGGAGCTATCTCGTCCGCGTACGCGAGGACAAAAGCATCTTCCTCATCTGTCGTATCGCTGTACCAGCGCTTCCTGATAATCCGGAGAGCGTCTGCGATTGCCTCATACCAGGAATCGTCCTGGCCTGGAGTCCATCCGGTCGCCTTAAACTCGATAGGCATTAGTCCCCATCCTTTCCCAGTACCATTTCCGAGAGCTTACGCGGGCTCGCCTCCAGGACGGCCTCACGCTGCTCCTCGGTCAGGCCGGCCATCCACGAGTCTACCGTACCCGCGCTCACGAGCCGGTAAACGATAACCTGGTGGATACGGCTAACACGGTGAATCCGGGCATTGAGCTGCTCATCGTCATCCGATATCCAGGGCTCATCGATAACGACCATCTCATCGGCAGCGTCTAGGGTAATCGACTCGCCTCCGGCCTTCCGGTTAAGGCAGACTACCTGAAGGCTATCGCCTGGATCCTGGAAGCGCGCTACGAGGTCTGAACGGTCACGGTCAGAGGTAGCTCCGGTAAGCGTCAGGACTTCAAAGCCTTCCTTACGGAGGACGCTTGCGGCAAGCTCTACAATCTCCGTAAAGGAGCTAGCAACTACGACCTTAGCTCCGGTACCCTCGCGCTCCTGCATAAACTCTACAAGCCACTCTAGCTTGTTAGACGGTAGAGCCGGCAGAACCGTACGGCCTTCGCCTATCGTCGCGCTCGCATTGGCTATCTGCCGGAGCCGCGTTATTTCCGCGAGGACTCCGCTTGCCGTCATGCGCTTGCCGTCCGCGTTGATCTCCGCGTCGGACTCCATCTGCTTATAGAGCCGGGCCTGCTCATCGGTAAGGTCAAGCTGGACGTAGCACGGGCTCTCTGGGTTCTTAGGGTCGATAGGCGTACCCGCATAATAGATCGGTGGCAGATCCTTAACGACGTCAGCCTTGGTACGCTTGAGGTAGTACGGCCGGAGCATAGCGTCCCACGCGTCCTGGTCCTTTGGCTTCGGAACCTTCGCACCTTGTGCGATAACCTTGCCATACTTGCCGTCCTCGACTCCGAAGTGCTTCTCGGCCCAGTTCCAGAAGGATGGAAACATATCGGGCCGGACCCAGTTAAGCGTGCCCCAGGCCTTGGTAAGGTTAGACCGGAAGGGAGTCCCGCTTAGCGCGATAGCAAGCCCATCTTCCCGGAGGTTACGCCGGAGCATGACGGCTCCGTACCGCTGTTGGGTAATGTTCTTGGACTGGTAATTGAACCGGGAAGCAAGGAGGTTATGCGATTCGTCAAGAACGATCGCATCCCACATCGGCTTGAAAAGGAAAGGCCATAGGGCTTCCTTCTCATACTTGTGAGACGGATGACCGTCCGGACGGCTCACGTAGCCGTAGAGGCAGGCTCCTGCCGTCTCTGGGCAGATCTCAATGCGCTTGGCACGGACCATCTCGATGTTGATAATAAGCATACGTGGAGCGTCCGGGTAGTCCTCACCGTACCACTCGAATTCCTGGAAGATCGCCTCACGCTCTTTCCGCGAGCCCTGGCAGACGAATGTCTCAATGCCGGGAGCCCAGCGTAGCGTCTCGCGCTCCCATACCGTCCGGGTAGCCGTACGCCGGCAGCCGACAAGAATGGTAGTGGACTTTGCCTCGATAAGAGCCGCGAGCGTCTCAAGCGTCTTGCCGAGTCCAGGGTCATCGCCTAGGATTACCCGGCCTCCGGTCAGGAGGAATCCGGCACCATTGATCTGGAAAGGACGGTTAAGCATCGCGTCGTGAAGAGCCGGGCTCTCCTCAGCTACGCGGAAGAGGTCAACACTCGCCTGGTCGCCTTCGCGAAGTTGCTCAATCATTCGCTCCTTCTCAACCTCGGCACGCGCCCATATCGCAAGCGGAGGGAGAATCTCAAGATCGGAGCCGATAACCTGTCGGAAGGCCCGGCAGGTGTCCATGGTAAGCGGGTAGGTCCACTCCCCGTAGCGCTTACGGGCTCCGGGGACCTTAACGGCCCAGGCTCCGGGAGAGCCTGCGAACGGGAAACGGGCCATAATCCGCTTCCCATCCGTCGTAACGATCGCCTTCATCGTGGCCTCCTACTCGTCCGCGACAACGAGGACGTTCTCACCCTCGTGCTCAGTCCAGTCCAGGACCGTGTAGCCCCAGCCGGGACCTTCCGCGATCTTCTCGGCTTCCTCCCAGGAGTCAGCCTCTACGGTAGAGCCGTAGCCACCGTCCACCGTCATCGTCCGGTACTTCGCCATCTCTCTCGCCTTTCGCTCGCCTAGGTCAAGTCTACCGTACGTACGGAGCTTTGGGAAGAGGTCTGCAGGGATCTCTACGGGCCGTAGCGGCTCCGGAGTCAATAATCACCTCTGAATATGATCAGGATTATCGCTAGAAAGATGATCGCCGTGGCGATGGTGATCATTGTCACTTATACCGGACTCCAGCCGTGAGCTTGGAAGGCCCTGAGCAGACCAACGGCCGCAGCCGAGACGGCCGGGCCGGAGCCGACGCGGGAGATGCGGGCAACGTTCGCGAGGTCTGGGCTAACTACGGTCGCGACCGGGGTACCTCCGGAGAGGATGAGAGTCGATACCCACGGGACGTCAGAGTCTGGCGTATAGTCCCGGAGGAGGTTGGCCATAGCATCTCCACGGCACTCCGGCCCGGTGTTGGTAACGAGGACTATCTGGCCGTCCGGATCGATGGACTGGTAATAGCTACAGTCGAGCACAGGCGAGATAGTAAGGACGGACGGCTTCACCGTCGTAGTCGTTGTGGAGCTGCAGCCCACAAGGAATATGGCGATCGCAGCGACGATGTAAGCTCTCATAGCTTGCCGCCATGGATGGCGCTCTGTTCGCGCCAGTCCGGAATGTAGAAGTCAAGCATCTTCTGCCAGGCCGTCCGTACCGGCTTATCCGGGGCATTCGTATAGTCCGGCCACCGATGGTGGATGATCGCCATACATTCCCGTTCTGCGGCTGCTCTTTCTTCCGGACTGTAGACTGTGCTCAGGCCTCCGGCCGCATAGCGCTTGCCTATCGACTCGACCCAGACGTCGGTATGGACTCGCCACGGGATACCGTGGGCGATACCTTCGCGAGCCAGCTCCGCGTCATCGCCATGAGCGTGAAGTAGCGGGTCAAAGTTGCCGAGACGGAAAGCTTGCTTCACATTAATGGCGAAGCACTGGAAGCCCCAGCCTCCGGGGCATAGGATGGGGCCAGAGAGACGCGAGACGGCTCCCCCGGTAAAACGATCGTGGATAGACCGGACGGCTCCGACGCCCAATACTCCAGGCCTTGCTGCCTCATAGATTAGCTCGCCAAAGTCAGAGCCGTGAGCCGGGCGCATATCATCATCCGAGATAATGATGGCCCGCTCTTCTTGCTTCATAGCGTACCGGATAATGTAGTTGCGGGTAGCTCCATATCCGATAGGCGTACTCTTTGGGAGGATACGTATGCCTACGTCCCTACGATACCAGCCTTCCTGTTTCCGCAGAGCCGAGCATAGCTTGTACTCCTCCGGCCGGATGATAAGCTTGATAGGCATTCCTTGCTCAAGCCAGCGTGGGACGATAGCCCGTATGTTGCCGGGACGGCCGATAGTCGGGATGTAGACAGTCATAGCATTTCCGATACCTTGACGGTAAAGTACCGGATTGACTTGTAACGGTTCCGGCCTTCGCCTTTGTAAGAGACCACGCGAATGGTCGTCTCCGTCTCGGAAATAGCGTGAGCCTCCATCGACTCTACCTCCTCCGGCTGGGGCATTAGCGGAGGACGGGCCTTGGGGTCGCTAATGAGGTGGTACTGGACGGCCTGAGCGATCATGAGCTTGATAGGGTCGAGAGTCCTACGCTTCCGGGTGAAGTCTGGATCGAACCGGCTGCGGTGACTAGCCATTGTCTCGCCTTTCTATGGGGTTAGGGAAATTATACCGTATGTGGAACGGCTCCGGTAGCCTAAGCTCCGGAGCCGTTAAACGGATTACTTAGCCCAGCAGACCGGACCCTGCCGCCGTTCACGGCTAACCTCATCGGTAAGCGGGAGCCCGCACTTCCAGCAGCGGCAGTGCTCGTCCGCAAAACGGATTCCGCACTTCTCCACGCCTTCCGCGAGAATCGAGCGGAGAGCCTTAATGGCCTCTCCCTGGGAGATCCGGATAGGTCCCTGTCCACCGAGGTACCGCTTCACGAAACGGTAACCGGGCTTCCGGCCTTCCTTGACGTACCAGAAGTCATAGTCCTGGTCCTTACGCGTGCTCTCCGTCGCATAGTAACCTTGGGTCACCACGCTGAAGTCCTCGCGCTCCGTCGCCTTCCGCTCCGGGCACTCGCCGGAGAGGTGGCTGACGTTCCAGCCTGTTCCGGAGTCACGCCGGTCAATCCGGCCTTCGCCTTCGCCTACCGGGTTACCGCACAGGCAGCAGGTTCCGGCAAACTTGTTCGGCCGGTAGTCCTCGCCCCGCTCGCTCGCCTCCGTACGTGGCCGGTCCGTAACCTCCAGGGCATAGCAGTTCCGGACCAGGAGCGCGCTCTCGTGCCGCTTTCCGCAGTTCCCGCATCGGATACTCATCGTCTCGCCTCGCCTCCGGACTCCACCGTAGGAGCCCTACGGGCTCTAGTCTACCCGGCTGCAAGAGTGTTGAAAAGCCGTAGGTCCCAGAATCTAAACCCGCGCTGGGAGGAGAGCTAGCGAGGCCCGGCTCACGGACATGAACCGGGCTTCGATAGAATCGGCTTAAGCCAGGACGAGGGTACTAGGATTATCCTCGTCCTGGCCTAAACGGCTAGCTCGTATTCCCGGCTGCTTTCCTGGAACAGCAGCTCTTCCTCTAGCGCACTAAGCTCATCGCTCATGCTAAGGAAGATTGCCTGTGTCCTCAGGATATCGCGGCTGGCGAATTCCCAGTCCGGGTATTTCCTTGCCATCCGCTCTGCGTCGCGGAAATGGACTTCTGCGCGCCCACGATCTGACCTGAGCTTCCCAATCCTCTTCTTCAGGTACCTGAAGAAGTCCAGGGTGAATCCGCTATCGTCCAGGATCATCTCGAATGATGGGTCCTTCCGGATTGCGGTACGGACCTGGGCGAAGATATCACTGATGTACTGGCAGGACCGGCAGGCAGGCCTGAGGCAGTCGCACGCCTCCTCGCGCTCGCACGGAGCCTGGCGGTATATTCCATCGATAACCTGAATCCAGGCCCGGTAAATGCCGCCAGGCGGTAGCATCACCCCCTGTCCATCTCTCCCTCCGAGGATTTCCTTCAGCTCCTGGAGTTTTCCCTGGCTGAGTGGAGCCGGGTTCCTATACATTGTCTTCCTCCTGTTCCGCCCACTTCCTTAGGTAGGCGATGTCATTCTCTAGTTCCGAGATAAAGCTGAGGAGAATATCTGCCCGCTCCTCGCTCCATTCGTGCCTGGTAATGAGTCCGGTGAACCGGACGAGTGCGGAATCCCCACGCTGGAGGATGCGGAATGCGTCCTTCCAGTCAAGCTCCTCGTCCGGTGGCTTCCTCCGTGGGAGCCGCTTCATCCGCTTCTCGTCGCGCCTACATTGGTCGCAGAGGACACGATCGTGGTGGTACTCACGCTCCTCAGTCCCGCGCCGTAGCTCATAGAGCCCGATTCTCTCTCAGCCCGCGCTCCGGCTACTGCGTTGGGGAATTCCAGGGCCATTACCCCACCTCCTCATAGAGGTCATCCACGGAGACGCCGAGGATGCGTGCGATCTGCTTCTGGTATCCTGGGCGCGGGACGGCGAACCCAGCCATCCAGCGACCTATCTGGTCCGG